AGGTTGAACCGCCGGAAGTCTGTGTGATGATCCTTGGTCAGCCAATAGCGGCGTTCATGTGCTAACTGTACTCCGGTATGCGCAAAGATCTTGAAGCCAAAGCTCTTGGCACGGAGGCTGAATAACAGATCCTCACCGACCCATTGGCCTCCTAATGGCATGTCTTGGAAGAAGCCCCAATTCTTTTGCTGATGTACCGGGTCGGCCTTATCCCGGAATTTCTGGATGACCGACCTATGGATGAGCAAACATCCGGTACCGGCAGCATCAATCTCGATAACGGAATCTTCCTCGTAGTCATGCACCGAGTAGAGACCGCCATTCTCAGCCGTCCGGAAGATGCAAGGGACAGGCTCCGGGTAAATGGCGCCTTCGACTTCCCATGCTCCATGCACCACGCCGGAAAGGATCGGAACCGTCTTGCGATCTGCCGCTTTGACGAGCTTCTGAAAGCCCTCGATCGTCAGCATCTCATCGGTATCGATCATGAGTAGCCAATCGTCCTTGGTCTTGTCCAAGAAGGTTGAGCAGATCTGATTACGAAGCCGTGAGATCACGCCTGACCCTTGCAGGCTAATAAACTGCCCTAATTGACGTTGAGATCTGGCGATGTCCAAGATCGACGTCATAAAGTTGGTCGAGACGTGTCCCGGTGAACAGATCCCAATTGTTATCTTCTCGCTGTCGTACATGTGTCCCCTAGTGGTAGTTGTTGCGCTTGAAGAAACGGTAGGCCTTGCATGGCGTACCGTATCGATTCTCGATGTATTTGATGCCCCATTCGACTTGCTGGAACCCATTGGCCGTGGCCAGCCAAGCGGATCGGCCTTGAGGGATGCCATGGTGCGAACCTAGCCTCGCCTTAGGATCCCAACGAGACTCTTTCTCATAGAGGCGAACCAAGCAATCGAATTGATTGAAGTCTTTGAGGATGTTATAGGCGTGTAGTTTGTAATTCATCTCATGATGCTTCCAAGCAGCGGCGTTATATGGCAATTGAAACGCTGAAAGAAGCGCGAAAGCGATTATGAATAGAACTCGCCCCAGAGATCCGCGTCGCTGTCTCCGAGTGTCTTTCAGCTCGGAGAGCGATCGGATCGTACCGATCGTGTCAAATCTATTCATAAAACCGCAGGTCAGAAGGCGTGTCGCATTTTGCATAATTTCTCCAATGCGTAAAAGGCTTGTTGAGGAACTACACCATTTCCAAGAAGTTTGAACTGTTGAGCGCGGCTGATGGGTAGGTCGGTTACCCATCCTTCCGGTAATCCCATCATGTATTCGACGAAACGAGTATTTAGCTTTCCATCGACCAATGGATCCGGTATGGCTTGCATTGACAACTCAGATCGTGACGCAAATCGCCTCCCCAATCTCGGTGCTTGCCGGTCTGCCGATAACTGTTGGTCGTCGGAGTCGCCAAAAGATTCGCTTTGGCAGCATGTGTCATGTCGCCTCGATGATCTCTGCATATGCCCGAACCCTCTTGAGTCGTCGGTGTTGGAAACATTCTCAAAGCAACACCCAAACTCTTCCCGATCTGCCCGGTTGAAGATCTGGCTTGTCTGGCTTCGAATATCTCGATCGGCTCGTCGTGATTGCGTATATGCATCACCGTTGGCGTAGGCAATAATGAAGAGCCTTGCCCTTTGATGCGGTGCTCCGACGTCTGAAGCTCGCACAATTGTCCAGATTGCGTCATACCCGATTGAGGCAAGATCCGCGAGAACTTCTTTGAATCCGAGGCTGAGATGCCCTCTGACGTTCTCCAAGACGACGATTCCGGGTCGTAGGATGCCAATACCTTCTTTGATATATGGCCAGATGTGTCGTGCGTCATCACTACCTTTCCGTTGCCCTGCCGCGCTGAAAGGCTGGCAAGGATAGCCAGCCGTAACAATGTCAATGTTGCCTAATGCAACCCAATCGATCTGTTTGATGTCGCCCAGATTAGGAACGCCAAAGTGCTTGTCAATGGCTATAGATGCTGACTTGTCCGTATCTGCACAAGCAACAAGTTCAGCGCCAAAGAAGGCTTCGACCGCCAGATCAAGACCGCCATAACCGGTGCATAGGCTCAGAAGTTTCACATCACTCCTTGGGATAACAGCTCTCGCAAAGGTCGCGGTCATAGATCCAGACACCGCAACCCTTACAACGCTTGACGAGTCTATCTTTCGGTTGTTGTTGATCCATAACCGCTTGCTTTCAATAGGTAAATCAAATCATCGAAACGAAGGAAGCAAAGGAAGTCACCAACCGACGTTTCCCCTTGTCCGGAGAGCCTCATAACGGCCACTCCCATTCCGGTCTCTTTCGATCTCGCTTCGAGCTGTTTGATCGTGCCTTTTGGATCGAATGCTTTGCGAGCCTTAACTTCAACGTCAAGGCCATCAATACCACGCACATCGCTACCAGCAGCCGAAGCAGACCCAACATGTGCCGATAACCAGCCGTTTTCAGCAAAGTACCGAGCGACCAACATTTCTGTCTCACGGCCACGCCTTCTTCGATGTTGAGTCATTGTCAGAGCCTATCTGTAACCTTTGGCTGCACATTCTTCACAGATCCAAATTTGGTCGGATAAAAGATTCTTCCCTCTGTTTTGATCGTTTGGCTTATTGCAGACGTCACAGATACTCCATACGAACTCTTCCGCTTCTCCATCTCTCAAAAAGCTCACGCCTGACCGATCGGGAAAGAAGATATGTAATTCGCCCATGATTGTTACCTCCTAGGAATCTCGAAGATCCCCATATTGTTTTGAATCCACCAGAGAGCGCCATCGCGTAATGGCCTGCCATCAAGTGTGTTTTGGCATTTCTCGCCTTTGGCCTTCGCTCCGCACATCGATCCCTTGTACGGCTTTCCGGCCTTAGAAGTGCCTTCCCGGACAAGCATCAAGCCATGGCTGCACTTGAGCTCGTCCGAGATAGGCGTCGCGCCCAGAGAGTCTGTGAGATAGGTGACGGTCTCTTCCCACAGCGGCGCTTCTGGCTCGTTCTTGGCTACGACTACTTCATCATCTTCGATCGCGGCGAAGGTAGATGGAAGTCCCGGATCTGTCACAGCCGTCGAGCGTTGTGGCGTCCAAGGATGTTTCACCCGATGTCCGGTGTCACCCTTGGCTTGGATCATTGATTCTTTGGTAGCCGTCTTGCTCGATCCTTTGAGGATGATGAGAGCTCTACCGATTGCACTTGTTGTCGTGTCCTCGAAGTACCAGCGCTGCATCTTGCCGGGATAGTCTGATGCCTTGCCTCTGGCAAAGTTAGACGACGCCGGAAGAGTATCGACCGCGTCACGGTAGATCTCGGCACGGATAACGACTTCTTGATCCTTGGCATCAAAGTACTCGACTCTCGTTTCTACCCGGCCAGCCGGAAAGTTATCAATAAACCACCGGTTGAGCGTTGCCGCGTCCTCGTAATCCTCAAGATTCCATGCCATCGATTTTCACCTTTCCGTGTGCGTATTCCTGCATCTGTTTGAATGTCCATACTGTGCCATCTACCCATGTCTGTATCTCGTTGGAGCATGGCTGACAGTAGGCACGACGCAAGCCCTTGTTGATGCGCTCTGAGACCGTAATCCAGACCGCCGGAGTTTGACCTCGAAGGCGATGTGTTCCCCATTGTTGCTTGCAGATATCGCACCAGATCCGCTTGTCGGTATTACGAAAGATCGCCATAGTCTGATGTTTCACTTGGAGTTCCAGAGAGTTCTCCTGCAATTGCCAGATAGCACACCGCGTCCAAATCGTTATCAAGGTGATCTGGCGACTCCATGCTTCGACAGATCTTGGCGAGCGCGAAGAGACGTGCGACCTGATCCGAAGTGATGTCCTTATCGAGATACGCTGACCACGTTCGGGCGATTCGCGCCAAGTTGTCGGCATAGTGACCGTAGAGAGCTCCACGTCTGAAGATAGTGTCATGAGCGAGTTCCAGAATATCGCCGCTCCGGATGCCTTTCGCCGAATCCTTTGCCATCTTTCCATCCCTTCCAATACCAATGCTCGGAAATTGCTGTGTATGCAAGCCCTAAGGCTACGATAGAAATAAGCGCAATGATGTAATAGATCGCTAACGGATCGAAGCTCATGGCGGTCATGATGCTTTCCTAACGAACTGACGTGGCACCGCTACCGGGTCACGATCATCAATAACACGGTAAGGCTTGCCGTTAGGGTGAAGGCTAGGCGCTGCCACGACATAGCCACGATGCTTGACGTCCACGCCTTGCCAGAGGGTTCCGGGGAATCTCATCGAAGGGTGAGCCTTGTAATACAGATGCAGACCATCACCGGTCTCGACGGTGTAAGTCGCTGGCAGAAACTCATTGAGCGCACCGCCATTACGGTAATCGATGTCTATGACAACCAGATTCGATGCGATGCAAGAAATCCCAAGGTTGGCCGTAGGATCCTGATAAAACCAGCGTGTCGCCTTGTAGAGATCAAGAGTCGCGTCCAGATAGGCGCGACGGATGAGATTGTGATTCGGTTCCTTGGATCGCGACTTCAATGGCATAACAGCCCAACCGCGATCGATGTAATCCTGTGCGGCACCGATAATCTCTTCGGTGATGATGGCGCTCATGCTGAGACCTCACGATTCAAGATGGCGACGAGACGTCCCCAAATAGCCAATTGGACGTTCTTGTCGTGAGTAGTCAAACGCTTATCTCCAAACGCCAGGTTCATGATGCGATTGGCATCGTGTTCATTTGGATATGCGTTTCTTATATTTCGAGCCATCTCTTTTGCAGCATCTGCGGTAATCATTTCTTGCCCCTTTCGCGAGAGGCGCCCTGCCCCTCACATGCAGAAAGTAACACTTTCTGACCCCTTTGCAAGCATTTCGAAGACTTTTTTTGCCTTTTTTGCAAGAAATATCTCAAGTAAAGGTTGAGGGTTTGGCTCCATGCGTAATACCCCTATAAAAGCCCTAGAAAGGCTCTAGGAGCCTCGTAGGGTCGTTATAGGGTGATTCTATGAGACAAGCCGTAAAAACGGCTCTAATAGCCTTATACGGCTTATCTAGGGTATCTCTTGCCTTCTACGACGAAGGTTCCGTCACGCTCGATTGGTACTGCTAGTGGTACCACGCGCTTTCGGTCGATGTAGATGATCCCGAAGCCTT